GCACTGCTTCAGGTGGTGATGTAAATAATACAGGTGGTGCTGGACTGTCTTATGGAGGCGGTGGAGCAGTAGGGCTTACAGGAACTGGTCAGCAAGGAGGTCAAACGGCTAGTTCTTATTTTGCGGGAGAATGTGACGTTATTGGAGATTTTTGGTCTTCAACTATGGGGCAGCTAGCTGGTGGAAAAGCAGGTCAAGCCTCAAACCAAAATGGAGACAGTCCGTCAGGAACAATACTATCTCAAGCTGGGCCTCTTTCTGGAGGTTCTTTCAACGGTAAGGGAGGAACTATATACGGACAGGTTAACGGGGGAAATGGAGGAATTGGTGCTGGAGGAGGTAGTGCTAAAAACGGAAGCAACGCTTCAATGGCGTTAGGTGGTGATGGCGGTGAAGGTATCGTCGTCATCCAGTACATACCGTAAAGGAGAATTAAATGAAATATAATATTAAAGATGCTGATGGCAACATCACAAACACCATCAGTGCTGATGCTGAGTTTGTTGAGGCTAATTTTGAACACTATGAAGAGTGGCCTGTGCCTGTAATTGAAGCGCAACCAGAATTAGAAGCACGACAATGGCGTGACACCGAACTCCAGCGCACAGACATAGCAGCCACAGTTTCCGACTATCCAAACGCTGGGGCTATCCTAACTTATCGCCAAGCACTACGAGACTGGCCCAGCACTGAAGACTTCCCAGACACTAAGCCAGCTTTAGGCAGCTAATATGATTGCAGAAATCTCAGCAGTAGTAGGTGTACTCAAGACTCTTAACGCAGGCATAAAGACTGTGAAAGAGTCTGGTTCACACCTGTCAGACTTGTCTGGGCTGTTTACTTCTCTTACCGAAAGTAAAGCGGCTGTCGAGACTATTGAAGAAGCTACAAAGTCTGGAGACCGCGTTTTAACACAAGAAGAAGCTTTAGAACTTGCATGGGCTAAGAACGCCATACGAGAGCGCGAAAAAGAATTAAAGAAAATAACGCCACGCGAAGTCTGGCGCGATATGCTTTCAATTCAACACAAATCTTTAATGGAACACAAAGAAAAAATAACGAAGCAAAAAAAAGCCGAAGCAAAAAAGAAACAAGCCTTTAGTTCAATTATAGAAGGTGTGTTTTATTGGAGCATTCTGGCTGCTGTTGCGTATGGCGCAATAAAATATTTTGAGCTGTTATGAGCAACTTTGACCCTAAAAATCCAGATGACTGGAAAGCTTTAGGTTTTGTATTAGTATTTTTTGGACTAATGTTTTTAGCGTCCTCTAACATAGGAAGTAATTAAATGACTGAAGAAAGCAAACAAGCTGTGGACGTAGTTGCAGCATCAACAGGTATTATGTCTATGGCAGCTTGGTTGCCACCTTTAGCAAGTTTATTCACTATTGTGTGGTTAGGCATTAGAATCTATGAAACAGATACAGTACAAAATCTGATTAACTGGAAGAAAAAATAATGAGCAAAAAAAGAAACCAGCGAAATACTAAAAAGTCTTTGAAGCAACTAAAGTCTAAGCGTAAAAATTATCGCGTTGGCGGAATGGGGCGCGGAGCTGCGGAAGAAAACCAGCTGCTTACCGCCGAGCAGCGTAGAGCTGAAGCAGCAGAAGCAACAAGACAAGCTGCAAAGACTTCAAAAACTCAGCCAGCTTTCTCTGGAACACAAACACCTTCGGGTAAAAAAAGAAATCCTAATTGGACTCCGGGCAGCGGAGAACCGTTTTTTATACCTATAGATAACAACACAGACGGTAATAACGACACTGGAGACTCTTCAGAATCTAAGTTTGACACTGCACCCGTAAGTCCTGAAATGAAGCGGCCAGACAAAGTCATACTAACTGAACCCGATGTTGATCCAATTAGTAGAGTAGGAACTGAAACTGCTGATACAGATATTCAAGAGCTTGATGACGCAGGAACTGTAGCTACTGAGGGCGTTGTGTTCGGTAATGTTACTAAACTTCCTGAAGACAAACGCTTAGAATTATTTAGAAACAGTCCAGAATATGCTCAAGTAGGCGATATGGTAGATATGGCTATGGGCGAAGCGTCTGATGGTACTGGTTTTTCAAGTCAAGCTGAAACCGCTGCATATGAAAAATGGTTACAAGCTAATGACAAAAACGGAGGAATGGCTCCAGCAGCTCAAGGCAGCGTAACAACAGCACCTCTTCCAGACAAAGTAGTAGCTAATACTTATGAAGCTGTCATGGCCGGAAAGCTAGATGAAACTGAAGCAGCTCAAATGCTTGGAATGTCTCCAAAAGCTATAGCAAACGCTAAAGGCGCTACCCTCACTGAACGCGCACAAGCAGCTAACAGAAGCCGTCAACAGGAGCAAGAAGCTTTACAACAACGTCCAAGCGAGTTTCAACAAAGTGTAGATTCAACTGTAGACGCAGTGTCTTTCCGAAGTGGTGTAGATATTAGTGCTACACCCGAAGCTGAAGCAGCAGACCGCGAAAAGATTACAGGCGTTAAAGCTACAGATAAAACCGCTACACAAATTATAGATACTGTAGGCTTTGAAGCCGCGCAGCGTAGAACAGTTACAGGTACAGCAGCAAAAGGCACAGCGGCTAAAATGCTAGAGGTTGTAGGTGAACTACCCCCGGCAATTACAGCAGCTATCGTTGAAGACCCTGCAACTGTAACGGCTCAAATAGACTCACAGCCTGTTGAAGTTAAAGCGGCTGTAGCAGCACTACCAACAGAAGCTTTAGTATCTTCACAAATGGAGAGTCTGTTAGGCGGTATGGAAGATGGCGAAGTCCCAATGTGGGCCAGACCAGCCGTACAGAATGTTAATAACATGCTGGTGCGTAGAGGCTTATCAGCTTCTTCCGTAGGCCGCGATGCGCTGTTTAATTCTATTATTCAGTCTGCAATGCCGATGGCTCAGAGCAACGCTCAAGCCCTGCAAGCTAGAGCAGCACAAAACCTGAGTAACGAACAACAAGCTAACATAACGCAATCCACACAGAACATGCAGATGCGCCTGTCTAATTTGGCTAACCAGCAAACTTCAGAGTCTCAGACAGCTCAAATGTCTCAGCAAATGAAGGCAATGCAAAGCCAGTTTACACAAGACGCTGTAATGACTACAGCTCAATTGCAGCAACAAACACGAACTCAGAACTTAGCGAATCGTCAGCAAGCTGCACAGACAGACGCGCAGAACGCACAGGCAATGGCCGCACAAAACTTAGGCAACGAACAGCAGATTGAACTGGCTAACATGCAGTATCAAAACGCTACAGAAGCCGCAAACATGTCAGCAGTACAGCAGGAGCGTATGGCTGAGATGCAGGTTGCAGCAGACTTCTTGTCTAAGAACGCTGGCTTCAAGCAGCAGATGGACTTAGCAAATCTGGGCAACGACCAGCAAATGCGACTAGCTAATCTGTCTGCGTTGAACCAAGCGGCTTCTGATCAGATGTCAGCAGATCAACAATCAGAGCTTGCAAACCTTAACACCAAAATGCAAACAAACTTAACTCAGGCAAGGATTGCAGAGTCAATGGGTCTTGCACAGTTAAACGTAGACCAACAACGAGCAGTTACAAACGCTTCAGTAAATGCAAACATAGACTTAACTAAGTTTAGCGCAGAGCAGCAAGTAGCGTTAACCAACAGTAAGTTTATGCAGTCTATGACTATGGCAGACTTTAACGCAGAGCAGCAAGCAGCAATGCAGAACGCCACTGCACTAGCTTCAATGGACATGGCAAATGCAGATCAGCGTACAAAGTTAGCGATTACAAACGCTCAAAGCTTTTTGTCACGAGACATGGCAAACTTGAATAATCGACAACAAGCTGTTATACTCGATCAACAAATGGAACAACAGCGTCTGTTGTCCGATCAATCCGCAGCTAATGCCGCTAAACAATTCAACGCTCAGTCTCAAAACCAAGCCGATCAATTTAATGCTAACTTAGCAGCCACAATGAATCAGTTCAATGCTTCTCAAGCTAACGCTATGGAGCAGTTCAACACTCAAGAAACTAATCGTCAGGCAGCTATTGAGGCTGGCAACGAGCTACAGGCTTCAATAGCAAGCGCTCAATTAGATGTAGATGTTCAAAAGTTTAACGAACAGTCAGACCTGCAACGCGATCAGTGGAACGCGGCGAACGCCCAAGCTGTCGAACAATCAAATGTTAATTGGCGCAGGCAAGCTAACACCGCAGATACCGCAGCAGCTAACGCAGCTAACCAGCAGAATGTTCAAAACGCTTACAATATGTCTGCTCTGGATCAAACTCAAATGTGGCAACAGTTACGCGATGAAGCACAATATGTTCGTCAAGCTTATGAAAACAACGAACAACGCGAAGCGCAGCTAGTAGCCACAGCAATTGGAAATGAAGGAGGCTCAACAAAAGGAGCCACAACAAACACACAATCACTTTTAAATTTAGTTAAAGGATATATTTAATCATGGGATTTTTCAGTAAAGTTTGGAAAGGTATCAAAACTGGTGTCAAATCTATTGGAAAAGGTATTAAAAGCGCCTTTAAAAAGTTTGGCAAGTTTATGGGAGAAATTGGCATCTTAGGCCAAATAGCAATGATGTTTATATTGCCCGGAATTGGAGAGATGATAGGAAGCGCGTGGACAGGTATAGCGGGCCAGACAGCGGCTCAAGCCACAGCCACAGCAACTGCAAACGCAGCTACAGCAGCAGCAGGACAAGCAGCCGCTCAAACAGCAGCAGCAGCGGGAGCTACGACAGCTACACAAGCAGTCGCTATTGAAGCTGGTAAAGCTGCTTCGGCTAAATTAGCAGAAGGGGTAGCTACTAAAACATTAACAAAAACTGTTGTTGATGGGGTTGCTACATATGCGAGCAAAGCTACAGGGCTTATGGCAAAACAGGGGATTGCTCAATCCGCAGGCAAGTTAATGCAGTTTGTAGGTAATAGTGTTGGTACTGTTGGTAATGCTTTTAATAATCTAACTAAAGGAATTACTGACACTCTTACAAACTTTTCAAAGACTGCAACAAATAATCTTGCAAACAAGATTGGTATGGATAATGTTTTTAAAGATGCAGCATCAAACTTTTTTGGGCCGGGAGACAGCGCGTTTAGCAGAAGCTTTGGAGAGACTTCAAGATTTCAAAGGCTCGGAACATCTCAAGATGTGTTCGCCTTTGAAAAACAAGCTCGGCTAAATGCTATGGATTTAGAAAAACAAAGTATGAAAGCTCCAACACCAAAAGAATTTAAAGCCGACTTACTTGAACAAGTTAAGAAAAACCCTGAAAATATCTATGAAACATTTGAAAAAGATTTAGGTTTTAAGTCTCAAGGTAGTGTTGGCTCTTACGACATAGAGTACGATTTTGGCGATAAAAAAATGTACACTAATATAAAAGGGCTTGCAAGACTTCAAGAACTTGGGCTGTCAGAAGGACTTGAGCAGTATCAAACAGGGAAACTGTACAATCCGTCTATCTTGGATAAAATTCAAGATATACCTTCTAAAATTTATGAGGCGG